GTAAAGCAGCGGCACTTACCGCTTCTGAAGATTATGTTCATGCACTTAAAGACCAGGGGTACATATCTGGCCGTGATGACTTAATTAACTTCTATGTAAACCCAACCAAGGGCGAAGAGATATTTAACCAGAATAAAATATCTGGAGTTATTGGTGCAGCAGCAATTCGTGCCAAACGAGAAACACCAGGCATGGTTAACTACGACATTGCTACTGTACAAGAAGCAGCAAAGGGTTATATCGCCAAGGGTCTTACTCAGCAAGAAGCAACAAAAGAGGCAGAACAGGCTTATGAAAAAGTTCAAGCAGACCTTGCTCCAACTCTTACCGCATCTGGTATCTATGAAACACGCGGTCCAGATATAGGCAAGACCGCATCAGGACAATCTCTCGCTGACCTTGGTCGCGTAGGAGAAATCCAAAGCACTCTTGAGAAGGAACAACTTCTTGGCAACATGGCGTCACAACGACGTAAGAAGAAGTTAGCAGAAATGTATGCAGCAGGTTTGAGAGGAAGTTCAGGAACCGCTGGCTCAATATCTTTGGGTAAGAACATACAACTATAGAATCCCGAGGTGGACCCACCAGCCCCACCCGGTGTTCAAGACTGGTAGTGAAAGCCGCATTACGTCCCCCAACGTACTGTGAGGTTCACGAAACTACTAACGTAAGGGAGAGGTTGCTATGAGCAACAACCGCGAATATAACGACTGGGATGACGAAGAGGACGAGGATTTGGATACTCCAACCAATTATGGTGTGGACACAGATTTAGTCAAGAAACTTCGTAAAGCAAATCGAATGCAAGAGAAGCGAATCAAAGAACTTGAGACCTCTCTAGGAGATTTGTCCAAAGCCCAACGCGAGCGGATAGTCAGAGATGTACTTACATCTCGTGGTGTCAATTCCAAGATTGCATCGTTCATTCCACACGAACTAGAGGCTTCAGAAGAAGCAATATCAGGGTGGCTGGATGCGAATGCAGATGTGTTCGGATTCCAAAGTTCACAACAATCTGATTTCACAAGTGAGGACGCCTCAGCATTGAGGCAGATGGACCTAGTAACTCAAGGAGCGATGGCACCAGACAAAGCAGAAGACCTACAGATGCGAATCCGTAGTGCTGCTTCTGCTGAAGAAATCCTCAGCCTAATCCAAGGTCAGTAACAGACCTTCCAACAAGAAAGGTATGCCCTAAATGGCAAATCTATATACCGCTGCCGCGCTACCAGCAGGTCAAGCCGGCACAGTAGTGGGCGCCAACCTTGTCACGCAGGCTTATGACCGCCTCGTAGAGTTCGCTCTTCGCTCGGTACCGTCATTCCGCGCAATCGCTGACAAGAAAGTTGCAAACCAGACTCACCCTGGTTCAAGCGTCCTCTTCCAAATCTACAACGATTTGGCAGTTGCAACAACCGCTCTCACTGAGACCGTTGACCCAGATGCAGTAGCAGTTCCTGCTACCAGCACGGTTGCCGTTACCCTCAATGAGTACGGTAACTCAATCATCTCAACCCGCAAGTTGGACCTCTTCAGCCTCGCTGATGTAGAGCCAGCACTTGCAAACATCGTTGCTTACAACATGAACGACAGCATCGATGGAATCATCAAGTCTGTTCTTGATGCAGGTTCACAGGTTATCCGCGAGTCCGCTGGTTCCTTGTCAACCTCAGCAGCAAAGACCACTATCATTGGAAGCGATACTATCAAGTCTCGCGACATCCGCTACGCAGTTGCAAAACTCCGTGCAGCGAATGTTGTTCCTCGTCGTGGAAATCTTTATGCTTCCTACATCCACCCAGAGGTTTCTCACGACCTTCGTGCCGAAACCGGAACCGCTGGATGGCGTCAACCACACGAGTACGTGGATACCGCTAATATCTACGCAGGTGAACTTGGAACCTACGAAGGCGTTGCTTTCGTTGAGACTCCTCGCCTCACCAACACCCAATCAGGCTCCGGCGCCGGTGCTTCACAGGTTCGCGTTTACAACACCTTCGTCATGGGTCAACAGGCTCTTGCTGAGGCAGTTGCTGAAGAACCACACACCGTAATCGGCCCTGTTACCGACAAGTTGATGCATTTGCGTCCACTTGGTTGGTACGGCGTCCTTGGACACGCCCTATACCGCACAGAGGCTCTCTGGCGCATTGAGACCGCATCTTCGGTCCGTCCGACAGTCTAACTCAGTTGTTAGATGGTTGAGCAGGGGGAGAGGGAAATCTCCCTGCTTAGCCATAAAACCGCTAAGGAGAATAATGCCATTCTACTTCACCACACCGACAGTTGAGGAAGGTCCCGCAGGGGACAACTACCTCCACTACCGCTATAAACTCACACGCGGGGTTACTGTCGTCAAGAATGGTGCAACCTATACCGAGGTCCGTTATCCCTTCCAGGAGGACCTGGAGGCCGCTGACGCCTATTACCTAGGCGGTCGTACCTATGAGGTTACAGCAGCGGAGAAAGCCAGCCTAGAGGCTGCAGGGTACACCGTACAGACCGTTTAGGGGACACATGCTTCATCTGACCAAACACCCAGAATCTGTAGAAGGTTGCTTTGGGTGCAAAGTGGCAACCCTCCAGTTGAGCACAGGGGATGCCTCCACGAGAGTTCCGATGTCAACTCGGAAATGGGACGCTGAATTACAAGCGTACCGAGATGCTAGAGCGCAGGGAATTCAACCTGCTTCTACAAAGTTAAAAGATATCAAAGCGGCAGTAGCCGCAAGCAACCATTTCGGTACCGCATTCAAGGCGGACGAACCAAGGAGAGGAATCATATAATGCCAAAAGTAGGAAAAAAAGAATTCCCTTACACCGCTAAGGGTATGGCTATGGCTAAAGCAGAAGAAAAGAAAATGGCAAAAAAGAAAAAGAAAACGAAGAAGAAGTAATGGCTGGAAAGAAACCAAAGCCAAAGCCAACTGTAAAGTTCGCAATTCCGGGACCCAATTCTTTACCTGAACCAAAAGTAAAGGCTACTCCCAAGACAATGAAAAGCCCTAAGCCACCACAGGTTCCAAATATTCCCAAAGGGACTCCAGAATGGCAGAAAAATATCATCAATCAAAATTATTACGATGATTATCGTAATTATCTTGACCTGAAAAAAGAATGGTCAAAACAGCAGAAAGGTAAGAAATGAAGCGAACAATTAAGCCAATACGCCAAGTAGAGACTTCAATGTCCAAGAAGTACAAGGGAACCCCAAAGGTGTCGTTCAAGACTATTGACAATATCAAGAAGATGGGTATGACCGCAGCACTCAAGAAGGCTGGAACCAGCAAGAACCCAGAATACCTTGAGGGTATTAAGCGTATGTATGGCGCAAAGCGTCTTGCAGCAGCACAGGGTGGAGTAAAGAAGGCTGCCGCTCCAATGGCAAAGTCTCCACGAGTTGCTGAACGAACAACAGTAGCAGCAAAGAAATCTGCAGCAGGAGCCAAAAGTGGCAGCGAGTACCAACAAGCAATGGCTAATGCTGCCAACAAAAAGAAGGCAGCAAAGAAGTCAACTCTTAGTGAGTACCAACAAGCATTAGCAAGCAAGAAAAAAGCATCAAAGAAATCAAGCAGCAATAAGTACTTTGATAATTTAGCAAAACGAGGACCTTCTGGAGGTCGTTAATTAATGTCATCAGGTAAGCGCAAGCCCCATTATGGGTTCAACAAGTCAATTATCCGTGATGGGGTTGTCGTCATCCTTGATAAGAATGGCAAGGTCCGAGAGTACCTTGACCCTAAGACAAAGGAAGTAATAAAGAAATGAAGGACTCCCGCTTAACACGTGCAGGTGTATCAGGATACAACAAGCCTAAGCGCACTCCTAACCACCCAAAGAAATCACACATTGTGGTGGCAAAGGTTGGCTCGCAAATCAAAACCATTCGTTTTGGTGAACAAGGTGCAAGCACTGCTGGTAAACCTAAAGCGGGAGAGTCTGCACGCATGAAAAAGAAACGCAAGAGTTTCAAATCACGTCATGCTAGAAACATAGCCAAAGGTCCAATGTCTGCTGCATACTGGGCAAACAAGGTGAAGTGGTAATGGCATACACCAATCCTCAGTTGAGGGAGCGCATCAAGAATAGAATTCTTGCTGGCTCTAAAGGTGGTAAGCCAGGACAATGGTCTGCGCGTAAAGCGCAGTTACTAGCCCAAGCCTACAAGAAAGCAGGCGGACGCTACTCTGGTCCTAAGACCAGCAAGCAGAAGTCCTTATCCAAGTGGACTAAGGAAAAGTGGGGAACTAAATCCGGTAAACCTAGTACCCAAGGTCCTAAAGCAACCGGCGAGCGCTACTTGCCAAAGCAAGCACGTGAAGCGCTTACTAGCGCAGAGTACCGAGCAACAACACTTGCTAAACGTAAAGGTACAAAAAAGGGCAAACAATTCGTTGCTCAACCAAAAAAGATTGCTAAGAAAACAGCGAGGTATAGATAATGGCGGTTGGAAATGCTGGCTCTCCGTTCACTGCGGAACTTAATCGTCTTGCTAACGGTGGTACTTATCGCACTCCGCTTAATATCAAAGGCGATAATGATGCCGCTAACGAATGGGCAGGAACAACTGGTCTCGATGTTCAGGGTGCTTTGAATCGCAAAGCAGGAAGAACAGACCAAAAGACATTCTTGGATATCCAAGGTATTTGCAATGTGCTTGCTAGCACCGATGGTCTAGGAGCACCTGAAGCCCTCAGAAGGATTTCTTCATGACAACTTATGTTGATTTAGTCAACGAAATTTCTCTCAACATTTCAGGATATACAGCAAAGCAAGACCGCACCACGCACCTCACTGCTGCAGTCAACTCCTCTGCCACATCTTTCTCGTTGGGCAATGTCACTAATATCGGTAAAGGTATTATCGAGATTGATGACGAACTTATCTGGTTAGATAGTTATGACCGCATTTCTTCTACCGCAACTGCTGCACCTTATGGACGTGGCTACCAAGGTAGCACAGCAGCATCGCATTCTCAGAATGCCCGTGTGACAATTGCTCCAACATTTCCTCGTATGAGCATCAAGCGTGCTATCAACGACACCATAAACGCAGTCTACCCGCAACTCTGGGGCGTTGGTACCCATACATTTACCCTTCAAGCAACTCGCACAACATATTCAATCCCTGCAGATGCAGAAACCATTCTCTATGTTTCCTGGCAGACTACTGGTCCATCACAAGAATGGATGCGTGTAAAGAGTTGGCGTAATGACCCAATGGCTAACACCACCGCATACGCCACAGGAAATACTATTAGCATTTACGACCGCATCACTCCTGGTCGTACCGTACAAGTTGTTTACTCTAAGAAACCGGCAGTGCTTGTTAATGACGCAGATGTATTTACCACTGTAACTGGACTACAAAGTTCCTCTAGGGATGTCATTGTGCTCGGCGCTTCTTATCGCTTGATGTCATTTATTGACCCAGGCCGTGTCAACTACACATCTGCAGAAGCAGATTTAGCAGATTCAAAGATTCAATATGGTTCATCAGCAGCAACCGCCAGATATCTTCGTTCGCTTTATCAAGAGCGTCTTAACGAAGAGGCTGGCAAACTCCGTGACTACTACCCCATCAACAACCACTACACGAGGTACTAATGCCAATACGTAAATATCTCTCTACATCTCAGGAGACAACCCTTACTGCTGCGATGAACTCAAGCCAGACCACGATGGTAGTTGCCTCTGCATCTGGTTTGCTAGGTAGCATTACGCCAGCAGCTGGTGAGACATTCACCGTTGTTATTGACCCAGATACAGCGCTTGAAGAAATTGTTGATGTAATCATACCAAGTTCTCCTAGCAGCACTACGCTTACCATTACTCGTAACATAGATGGCTCTGCAGCCGTTGCTCACTCTGCTGGTGCCAAGGTTCGTCACATGGCTATTGGCCGTGACCTACGTGAGGCTAACACTCACATTGAAGCATCTTCTGGAGTTCACGGCATAACTGGTTCTGTAGTAGGAACTACAGACACTCAGACTCTTACCAATAAGACAATTGGCAATGGTGGTATAGCGTTTGAAGGTTCAACTGATGACGCATTTGAAACCACACTCACCGTTGTAGACCCCACTGCAGACCGAACAATTACCCTTCCAAACGTAACTGGTACGGTAGTAACCACAGGTGATACTGGCACGGTTGCTACTGCAATGATTGCAGATAGCGCTGTTACAACAGCAAAGATTGCCGATAGTGCTATTACTTCTGCTAAGATTGCAGACTTAGGTATTGCTACTGGCGATATTGCAGACGGTGCAATTACCAGCGGTAAGATTGCAACTGGTGCAGTTGGCACAGTAAAGATTGATGACCTATCT